GGACTGCCACTCTGCTCAGCGATAGCCATAACCTCTTGCATGGTTACCTGCTGCTCACGCTTGCTGATGTTTTGTCGCCAGCCAATAAAGAAAGCTGTCCAACCGTACTGAAAAGCGTACTGTGCGCCAAGTTCAGCCTCCCTGCGAAGTTCAAGCGGCATTTTATTGTCGCGAATCCAGCGAAGTAGCGTAGTTGCAATTCCACTTATAGAAGTGTCGTTTAACTCCACCCCATCAGCCCGGATGTTCGAGCGTTCAAAGGCCGTAACCAGAAGCGAAGACAACTCGTTACAAGTTGAGTCAATCAGCCGATTGCGAACGTCACTAGCACCTTCAAACGGCCAAGCTGGATCACCTTCATTACGGAGATTACTATGCTTTTTCCCGTCATCACTCTGTCCAGCCCAACGCGCAAAGCGGATATCGTCAAACTTGGTAGTCAGGTTCCCCTGAGTGGAGTTGACCATTGCGCGTCCATATTCACTTAGCAAATCTCCCACATCAGGGACATTTGTCGCAATAGCCAGAGGATCAGAAGAAGCTGAATACATAGATAAAAGAAGTTCAATAGGAACCGCATTTCGACATTTGTCTCATCTGCTTTTCCCATTGTTCGCCGCCGTAGTGCTTGGGTTGCATGACCACAAGGTAGCCTAAAGCATCAATAGGATCTTTACTGGCACCCTTCTGTCCATCAGCCCCAGTCCATTCCCTTAAACTATAAATCAAGTTTTGACAAGATTCATGTACCATTATTTTAGGATGATTACGCCCCTTAACCAACGGCTGTTCTCTGTCGTAACACAACATGTCATTAATCAAAATGACCCGTTCCTCGACAGGAACCGCTACAGAAGGCTGTACATATAGAGGAACCGTAGCATCAGCAAAAAGATCTATAATTGTAGTACCACCTTCTTTTGTAATGGTTTCCGTTCCAGCAGTTCGAGGATCCATATATCTCTCGGCTATCTCTTCGCGAACGTCTCCAGAGGTTTCTAATCCCCAGATAAGCTCACTATACTCGTTTACGCCTCTTCCAGCTCCACCTCTCTGTGCAGGGCCGGGTCTACCGTCAGGCTTATCGCTTGGCAAAGCCCATTCGCCGTAACTTTGGTCAGGCCATTCCCTGTAGATCCATAAAATATCATTTTCATCTACCCTACCCCACAACATGAACCAATTCCGTGCTCCAGCAGGGTCCATAGCCATGTAGTTTGTTCCTTCAGGTGCAACTTCCATGACATCCCCCTTAAAGATGTTTACCTCACCAAAGTAGGGAAACTCCGTACCCGCAGTCTGATCTGCCCAGCCATAGGCGCGAATCTTAAGTTCATTGGAACTTCTTCCCTTAAGCTCCTGCTTCATGCGCTCCCAGTTGTTGTACGGATTTAACTTGGAATGAAACCAGATACAGGCGTGTCTTCCATAGATGTTCTCAGCCTTGTACGGCATGTTGCCAGCAGGAACACTCAGCACGTTATTATTTGGAAGTAGTTCACTTTGTTTCCAATGTGTAATTTTTGCTGAATTAATATAGTCCTTAACGGTCTGGGTATAGCCTTGTACCGGGGTAAAGGTGACGATCAACTTGCCGTTCCGGGTCACTAGACGGTATCTCAGTGTATCCAACCAGTCTTTTGGCACCATTTCATCACACCAAATAAAGTCAACTTCGCCACCTTCAACCACTTTAATGTCTTGAGAGTAGTTTAAGAACCAAATCTGGTTCTGCATGTAAACAGCCGTGTTGTCTGAAAAGCCGTTCTTCTGGGTAAAGCTGACATGGATGTTGTTGTTGCGCTTGGCACTCTTAAGTTCTTTCGGCAGGTACTTGTAAAAGACCATCTGCTGCATCGAAATGCTAGTCTGGTTAGACGTATGCAGGCACCAAATACGCAAGCCTCTCTGCTGTATCCGTTCACTAATCCAATGCGGCACAGTACCAGACAAATCCGCACCCACAAACGCTTGTGCCATCCGTTTAGCCGCCCACTCAGTTTTTCCTGCCCGGTTCCCCCCAAGTGCCACCACCTCGTTAAACCTAGTCAATAAATCATCAGCATCTTTCCAAGGTTCCAAATCTGCCCCATACCTGTGCGGATCCTCCGCCTCTGCCTTCGCCCTGTTCTCTCTAATGATGAAGAGCTCCATCACCTTCTCGGGGCCAACATTCTCGATCATTGCCCTTCTCTGTTCCTCGTCCGGTCTAGGCAAGGTAGGGTGATCAGTCAGCTTGAACCTTAAAATTTTCTCTATCAGCTTATTTTTTTGCTCTTCTGTCATTGACATAGGCTCCTATGTAGCTATGTTTACCTCGCAGGTCAAAATAGATCTGCCGTGTAGCCTCTGGATAGTCGCGTAAGGCGAGCCACAGGTGAAGGAGAGGTTCCCCTTGCATGAAAACCGGGGGGGATTAATAACTCGGGAGCTAGGAGCCCGATACTTCCAAGTAGTCCACGAAAGAAGACTAGCGTAGGTTGACTCGGGTACCCTCTGCGCGTGACTTGGTAAAAGCGAAACGAAAGGCGACGGTGACGGTGAGTGTCACTTCTTCTTGCGGTGAGCTTAAGTAACTTCATAAAAAGATTTTCTTTTTTTATGTCACTTTTGACAGGGTTACTTATGCTCACTCAGGTCTCTGGTTCTGGTGAGGTTTTCTTCTTTAGTAGGTTAACTAACGAGCGAAGCGAGAGCGACCAAAGGGAGCGACAGAAAGAAGAAGAAGATAAGAAGAAGATGAAAGGAAAGCTAGCGCCCTAGCTTTGCGCTTTACCTAGAAACATAGTGGTTCCTTTGTAGTTTATCTTCTGGCCAAGTCGCAAACTTGTCCCTTTACCACCAACATAAATCGTCTTTCCACTCTTTACCCGCACATATCTTGTGTTTGGAAAGATGTTTTGTACCTCTTCAGTGAAGATAGTGTCATCTGTAGGCGTTATCTTAATAGGAAGTACGTCTATCTTTGCGTTATCTTCTTCCAAACCCACTTTCTTCTCTAGTGAATCAAGAAGATCAACCCGGTAAACACGCTTAAAGCCAGCCAAACAGCGTTTATCTTTGATCTTAATGTAGTCAAACCCCTCTTTAAGTAGGGCTAACTTGTCCTCAAACTTGTCTCCATACACCTCTTTTACCCTCTTTTCACTCAACTCGTACTTTTGTGTCATCTTTCCTGCACTATACGCCCAAAGTTCATACGTCAACATCAGGGCACAAAAAAATGACGCCCAGCCTTCCACAGGAAGACTAGCCTAGTCATGCTCAAGTTGACCTCCACTCCCCAAAGCAAAGGCTGCCTGAACACGCTAAGGAGCAATCACGCTCGCGTCACGTTTCTACACACACACAACATCAGTCTTACAGAGTAAAAGCGGCAGTCAAGTGCATGTGGGCGCATTTGTAAAAATAAAATCCGAGGGGGGGGATGCGTCGCAGCTTTCCAGCCGGAACAACGTCGAACCCCCTCCCCCCCTTACTGCTACAGATACAGAGACAAAAGCCCGGCTGCACTGCTTGCCATCATGCTTAAAGGTGCGCTGCTTCAATGACTTGCGCGTGCTTGTGTTGCTTTGCTTGTGTAAGTGCATGAAGGTGCAGGCTTTGCTTGGCTTGCGTTTGCTTTGTGCCGTCTTCACGGCAACGCATCCAGTGAACATCTAGTCAACCTTATTCAACCCCAGTCACCCTTCACTCGCTTCTCACCCTCTTTTCACCCTACCCAAGCAACCTTTTTCGCCCTTTTTTTCTCTTTTTTGTTGCAAGTCTCTTTGCTTGGGATAGATTCGCTTCCGTTGGCAATATTGCCACCACAAACAAAACAAAAGAAAGAAAACGATGAAAACACTTGAAACACTGGAAACAGAATTGCAAGAAGCTCATGACGCTTTACTTGCTGTAACCAAGGCTGGAATCTTTGGAAAACCCCGCTTGCAAGCTTGTGGAAGGGTTATAGAGGCGATGCAGGCTATCCTTATGCGGAAAGCATACAATTCCGGAAAGGAAGATTCGGAAACCGAGTGGCTTAACAGTCATCGTTTATTCAAAACAGCATGAAACTAAAAACAAAACCCTTCGCTTGGGACTTCGAATTGACCGACACCTTTGGCGGGGAAGCCAATTATAGTTGGGCCCGTCGCGGGCAAGTTAAAGCATCAACGCCATCAGGAGCAATACGGGCTGCAAAAAGGGCCCTTGGCTTAACTGGAAAGCATACTTCAGAGAAGTACTCGGACTTGATATCTGTCCGCTTCGGATCCGCTTGCATCGTACTATTCTTAACCCCTTCAGAAAGCCTTTAACCTTCACCCCTTAAACAAAAGAAAACACTATGGAAAACAATACTTACAACGGCTGGCGCAATCGTGAGACTTGGCTTGTACCGCTTTGGTGGCAGGAGTGTCCTATTGAATCAATCGACGCAGATACAAAAGAAGAAGCCGTGGAATCCTTGGCGGAGCATCTAGAAGGGATTTTTAATGAGCTTTTAGATGAATGCAATATCCCTTCATCTTCTTTGATTGCTGATTTGTTGGGTGGAGCGACGGCGAGAATTGACTGGAGAGAGATAGCTGAGCATTGGGTTGATGATATTCAATTAAATCTTCCCCAGTCGGATGAAACGGAGGAGGTTGAATCATGAGAACCACCCTTTTCCTTGGCACCCTTGGCCTAGCTTTATTTGATATGGGAGCTCTAAAGGCTTTCGCGCTTCGATGGGAAGCTTATATCTTCGGAAGTCTTTTGCTTTGCTCTTTAGCTTTGCTTTATTTGCTTGCAAGGCCTTTGTTTCCTAAAGCTTAAGCTTCTGGAGTGTTTCCATTCCCATTCTTTGCAATTGCAAGGGGTGGGACGGAAGCATTTTCATGCTTCAATCAAATAAACTAAACATCATGACAAAAAAGCAAGAGTTAGACGCCTGGAAAGACTTTGCCGAGTCTTTGCCGATTGAAAGCTATTCAAAGGGAGCCCTGTGTTCTCTTTTGATTGAACTAGAAAACGCTCTTCGGAGTGATTATATGCCGACCTTAAGTCTTTTCGAAGCTGGCCAGCGTGCCAGTGACTTGATTGAAGGCGCAAAAAAGACCAGTGAAGGCATTTTAAAACAAGCGCAAGAAAAGGCTAATAGAATCGTATCAAAGGCAATAGAGACGGATCTAATGTATCGGGCCAGAATTGACGCTTGGAAGGTTAAAGCTGGAAAGGAGATCGACGCACTATGAAAGCCCCAAGCATCAAAACACTTTGCGAAAGCCTTAACCTTGAAAGGGACAAGGCAAAACTGATTCGCGCTCTAATCAAAAAAGAGCAAAAAACTAGAGATTCAACTCTTTTCCCTTCAACCTTGGCATGGATTAAATCTTGCTATCATGCTCCAAACTGGGTGGAGCGCGTGCTTTCGTGCTTCAATGAAATACTGGAGGGCTACGGAGTTGAAGCAATCGAAGGGGAAGACTTTCGATGCCCTTTAATGGTTTATGTAAACCTAGGTGAAACCTATCAAGACACGCTTCTTTTTTGCTATAAAACGCAAACCTTTCGCGTTCAATCGGTGGGGGACTATCTGGAAAAAATGGGGCTCTAAGCCTTTTCCTGTCAGCTTAAATCAAAAGACTGGGGAGCCCGAAGGCTCCCTTTTCTTTTCCGTTCAACCTTGCAAGGAAGCTCTTAAAGCTTTCCAACGCTCTGCGCTGTCCTCTTCTTTAATCGGCACAAATATTTCATCGACATCGCCTTCAAACACTGCTAGCGCGACGGCCAGCCGCCTTGCGTCTATGCACTCTGCGTCTTTTACAAAGCCATCATGATGAGCCTTTTGCAGTTGAGTTGCAATACGCTTTGCCTCATCCAAGAAATGCGTGTACTCGATAGAGTGCCCAAGTACCGGGCAATAGATCGTTTTATTTTTCAAATTTGAAATCTCATTTTCATTTTCATTTTGGTTTCGAAGCCTGATTGAACAAGTCCCCTATCTCTCCATGAGCGTGCAGGTGTACATGCTGGTGGAGCTGTTCTGGTGCCTTATTCTTCTCTAGGGCCATGTACTTATCCAGAGTCACGCCTAAGGTCAGCACGGCGTCTTTAGGGGCCATCTCTGGCAGGGTATCTTCTACCCTTTTCATGGCTCCGTCGATCAGGGTCTGCATCCTACCCTTCAGGTTTGCCGAGAAATATGAATTTCGAAATTGAGAATCGTAATCCAAAAAGTATTGCCTTACCTCGTTGACTGTATTGTACGAGACACCCACCTTGTCTGCGATATACGGGCTACCATGCCCTTGGCAGTACAGTTCTAGTATCTCCTTACGCTGCTCTTCGGATACCCCGGCAAACAGTCCTTTCCCGTTGATCTTCTCGATCTGTACGCCCATGACATGATCCTCGATCTTGACATTGGCTAACCCGGCAAGCTGCCTTGCACGGGTCTCGGCTGACTTATACTGACGCTTCTTTTTCTTTGGCTTTTGCATCGAGTCTTTTCTGTTTACGCCTGAAGTATCTTTCGCGGGATTCAATCTCGCCACAAGGCTGGCAATACTTCTGGATAGTTACGTTCTTTTCGTAATCAATACCACATTTCACACAGACTGCCGCAATCTTTCTGTACTTAAAGCCTTTACGCTCCCCGATGTCCTCGGGAAACACAACGATGTTACGCCTAAGTGCATCCAACACAATACGATTGGCCTGCCGATAGAAGTCTTCCGTTAAAGGTTGCGCAGACATTGGAAGGAAATAGTTTGAGTGATCCTTGCCGCCATCTTAGTTGCTGACGGTTTCGAGTAACCAAACGCCATGATCTCTTCAATAAACGCCTTGCGGTTAGCATTTAAGAAAAATGCTGTGACATCTAAGTCATAGAAGTCCAGCTCGAGAATTGGATTCTTTTTGATTTTCTTTAATGTATTCGATTCCATGTTGTTCTAGTAGTTTGTAGAGGCGTTGTGCCTCGGTCTTCCATGTTGTTCTTTTTTCTTTGATTGGCAAGCCTGCGATTTGACGCAGTTTGTTTATTGTACCAGCACCGATGCCATGCAGTAACTTGGACTGTAGGGCTTCTATAAGCCCATCCTTGCCCTTGATGTCGTAAGCCTCGATGTACCGGGCCATCCTAAAATCAAGTGGGGCAATCTCACTGCGAAGCTCAACTCGGTGAATCCATAGCGTCCGTCTATTTTTGAAAGCTCCCATAAAGACACGCATTCATTTCGTGTTTAATTCCGTGTTCAATTTTTTGTTTAATTCGGCTATTTGAGCTTCAAGTTCAAAGACTTTACTCCATCTCGGAGTGCCTTTATTCCAAGACTTTACTGCAAATTTAGCCTCTTGTTCAGATGGGCCTAGCGCATCGCAAGAATTGCACCCAACGGAGTAATCAAACCCGATAGACGCTTTATGCACTATCACATCTTTGCTTTGGCAAAATGGGCAGGCGTTGATCTTCATCTCTCTTTCCATCCCTCGATCAGTAGTTTGACCATCATCGTTGCCATCGCCAGCACTATAACGGTTCCGGCAGCAGCAGCTAAGTGTACGCAAACGTACATGAATATTTCTGTAAACGATTCCATTACTTCTCCTCCCAATTACCTAGAGTCCGCAAGAATGCCTCTGCCCGTTGGCGGGCTGTTGCGTGACAAACATCTTTCCACGCATCTGATACACTAAAAAAGCCATTACTTAAATGCTCTACAAAATCTTCCCATTGAGCCTTAGTCAGCACTTTCTCCGCTTCGTGCATGGAGTTGAGATCGTGCGTGTAGTTACCGTGCCCAGCGCAATCTGTCGCTTTGGCAATCGCCGCGTTGATTTGATCGTCGGTCATTTCAATGCCTCCCTTGCTACCTCTCTTGCCCATTCAGGCCGATCTCCAATAACTGGCCAATTGTTATCACGGATGCGCTCCAATGCAGTTTTGAATTTATTTCTTTCGCGCTCTAGTCTTTGGGAAACTACAGCAGGAACAGTTTTGTAAGGTGGCATCATTCCTCTTTCTGGAACAAATGTAATGCCATCAGTTTCAGGAGTGTCACTCATTTTGCCTCCTCCCATTTGCCTAGTGTCCGCAGGAATGCTTCTGCACGTTGGCGAGCCGTTGCTCTTATTCCCCAAAGGCTTCCTTCGATGTCATTTAACACAAACGCGTAAGCTGGAAACTGTTGTCCTGCCAGTGTGTTCTCCGCTTCATGCATAGCGTTGAGATCTGTGCAGTAGTTGAATTCATGTTGCCAACGCCATTCATAATTTTCTGTATTGCCAATGCGCCTTTTAAACTTGTGGTCTTCTGGACGAGATTCATTAAACGACCCTCGATCTACCCACCCACACGCTTCCGCAATTGCCACATTAATTTGTTTGTCAGTCATTGCTTCTCCTTTGCTGCTGCGATGAGCGCGTCTGCCTCGGCTAAAGCAGTCTCTACAACATAAAATCCGTCAGCGAGCAACATCGCCGCAATCTCAAGCCGAGACGGTTCTGGTCTAACCATTTCGGTGACTTCACCAATATGGCGCTTCAGCTCTTCAATCCTTGCCGCTTGTCCGCTGTTCTCCAGCCTTGCATCGTGTAGAGCTTGCTTGAGTTGCTCCACCTCGGAGCGTGCCGCATCACGTTCTTTAGTAAGGCGATTAAACTCGGCGCGAGCTTTGTCGTGGTCTTGGGTAACACGCTCTACCTTATCACTGCACAGTTTGGATAAGCGGTTGTAAGCCGATCTCCATTGCTCCACTTCAGCGAGAGCCTTGTCACGCTCTTCTACAACATCCTCATAATGACGCTGCAAGTACTCTACTGTGCCTTCAAGTTCTTTGATTGCAAGAATATCGTCTTTTGATCTCATATTACGCCTGCTCCGCTTGGAAGGTTTTATAGATCTGGGACAGAACCATGTCTGCATCTAGTAGGGCTGCCCTGTCGCCGGGGAACGAGGACATATCGTCCGGGGTACGGTAGCGCAACCGTTGCGCCAGTTGTTCGATGCACTCCTGTGACTTCGAGGTTAAGTGCCTGTACATGATTAAGGTGGATCGCAGATCCGCGATTACCTGCGCTTGTCTGTTGTGCGCTTCAACATACTGATTGATTTGGGTTTCCATATATTTGATTTCGTTTGTTAGTTTACCGACAGTTTCACCTATATCGATCTGTTGTTGCAGTCGCAAGGTTTTTATTTGCTCCATCAGGTTATCGATGACTTGTGCGCTCATTTTGGTAGAGAGAAGAACTTTGCGTGCCTGCCTGAAAAGCCTAGCTTGGTGCTTACGCCCGATGGGCCTGAGCGTTGGATAGGGATGCTAATCTCGCGTTCTCCAGCATCTTCTGTGAGTTTGACAATCACAACCGCAGTAGCGTCTTGTCCGATTGCCCGGCTTTCGCGTGCCCTGCCCTGCTCATTGAGTTGCGTAATGGCAAATATCACGCACCCCAGTTCAAGGCCCAGCAAACGCAACCTGCGGCTAACCTCGGCCACCTCACGCTCTCGGGTGATGTCCTTGTGACTTGTCAAATCACATCTGACTAGCTGGATATAGTCAACAAACAGGATCTTCAGTCCGTCCTTGGACTTGCCCATCGCTCGCGCTGCTGCCACTATGGACGCGATATCATGCAGATCATCACGGATCACAATCGGCACCTTGTTAAGTGCATTCATAGCCTTGAACACACCCTTCATCTCACCCTCGCTTTTCACGCCCTCTGCTAGAGAGCGCAAAGATACCTCGCCTAAGTTGGCTACAAGCCTATCGATGATCTGCTGTGCAGACATTTCCAGACTGACTATCATTATTCCTTTTTTCATATTTCTCTATTTTAGTTTCAAGTTTACCAACCAACTCCTTCAACTCACGGATGTGAGCGTTTAAGCCTTCTACTTCAGTATCCCTATCTTTAGGTTCCCAAGGTTTTGCGTATTCCTTCAGTAGGTTCTGATAGTAATCATCGGGCAGTTCAATCTTCTCAATGTCTTGCAAGTCATCAGGGATCCCACCGATTTGATCCGCCTTCCACCGAAAGTACATATTCCCCGGCTTGATGCGCCTGAGATGCTTCTTCTTACCTTTTCCCGTTGCCGGGCCGTGCGCTTGTTCCTGTTTTTTGTCCGTCATATTTCACTACTTTTAAGTCTACTTTGATTATGTCACTTGACTGATTCTGCGGCAGCTTCTCGATCTCTTCGAGATGCTTGTATGCTTCTTCCTTGGTTCCACGGAAGACAACATCATTGGTAATCTTCGGCCTTGGCAGCTTTACATCTGCAATGACGGTCGTCTTGCGGAAGACGATGTAGTCTAGTCCCATGGCCGCTTACTGATCGTTCTGATGGTTGGAAGTCCGGGCCACACATCCTGCTCTATGCAATGCTTAAGCCCTGCAACTGCAAGGTCTAACTTCACATTTGCGCTATCCAGAACCTCTTGATCTGGCTTAACCCACTGAGCCAAGAACGGCTCTTCGGTGTCCACCACAAGGAAGTAGAAGTCCACTTCATCAAGGCCATGAATCTGCTTCAGCCCATAAGCGTACCAAGCTGCCTGCCTGTCGTATCC